GCAACAGTATCAGATTAACTTTGAACGCTTTGAGGATGGTATTAAGAATGTCCAAAGTTTATTAGTTAATAAGTTTGATTACATTAGGTCTACAGTAATTAATAGGCCTGCAAGCTCTAGCACTGGAGTATCCTTTTAATGCCTGATCAGTCTCAAGTACAACCAGCGGCATTTAATTGTCAGGGCGGTTTAGTTTTAAATCGTTCTACTTTTATGATGCAACCGGGAGAGGCTTTAGTTTTAGAAAACTTTGAGCCTGACGTTGAGGGTGGCTACAGAAGAATTAACGGCTATCGTAAATACGTTAATCACATTATACCACAAACTAATTCTTCATCAGAAAAAGTAATTGGCGTAGCTAGTTTTGCAAATAAAGTAATAGCTTGTAGAGGAGAGAAGATATTTAATGCTGGTACTACTGAATTATCTACAAGTATAACTGCAAGTGAAACTATGTCAGGGTCAGGTACAATTAGAGTAGAATCGGTTAGTGGTTTTACTGCTAGTGGTACTATACAAATTGAAAATGAAATATTTACATATACAGGTGTAACCAGTACAACTAATCCAAATTTACTTACCGGGGTAACTAGGGCTGCTTCTAGTACTACAGCCGCCGCACATCTTAATGGTGTAGTTGTATCTTCTACTTGGACAGAAATTGATACAGGAAGAACTAATGCATTTAAGTATAGGTTTGAACGTTTTAACTTTAATGGCACTAATAAAATTATATTTGTTGATGAGACTAATGCTCCTGTAGTTTTTGATTCTTCCTTTAATGTAGTTGATGTTGCAGCAAGTGCAGTTGCTGGCTCTAAACATGTAGCATCTTTTAAAAATCATATGTTCTATGCAGGTAAAAGTACTACACCAGAAGAAATTATATTTAGTGTACCTTTTGATGAAGATGACTTTACCTCTGGTTCTGGAGCAGGAAGCATCAAAGTAGATGATACTGTGGTAGGCCTTAAAGTATTTAGAGATTCTTTATTTATATTTTGTGAAAATAGAATATTTAAATTGACAGGTAACACCTCTGCTGATTTTGCTATGACCCCTGTTACTAGATCTATTGGTTGTCTTAATGGAGATACTATTCAAGAATTTGGTGGTGATTTAATTTTTCTTGGTCCTGATGGTCTTAGAACAGTAGCTGCTACTACAAAGATTGGTGACACAGAACTGGGTACAGTAAGTAAGAATGTACAGTCTCTTTTTGATGTTAACATTAAAGACTCATTACTATTTGAGAGCGTTGTTATAGCTGACAAAACACAGTACAGAATATTTTTTACTAAAGAGGGACAAGCAGAAAACCTTACAAGATGTGTTACTTGTGTTATAAAACAAGAAGGTTTTGAGTTCTCTGAAATACGAGGTATAAAACCTACTTCTACAGATACTTTAGTATCTTCTGGAGATGTAATTGTATTACATGGAAGTAGTGATGGTTATGTGCAAAGACAAGAAAAGGGTAATACCTTTGATGGTACGCCAATACTAGCTAGATACAGAAGTCCCGATTTAAGTTTTGGAGACACTGGTATTAGAAAACATATGCAGAGAGTTATTATTAACTATAAACCTGAATCTGCTATTGACGCAGATTTGTTAGTAAGGTATGATAATGAAGGAGCAGGTTCAGCAAGACCTGCAGCTTATGCTTTAGACTCTTCTACTATTGCAGCACAGTTTGGTAGTGCTTTATTTAGTGTAGTAGGTGCTTCTGCTACTTTTGTTTTTGGGGGTCCATCACAACCACTTATAAGACAATCAGTAGAAGGTTCAGGATTTTCTGTTATACTAAGAATAAATGATGGGGGTGAAACTGCACCTTATTCACTTAAAGGGTTTCAGTTAGAATATCAATTAGGAGCAAGACGTTAAATGGGCGCTACATACACAAGGCAATCATCTTTCACAGACGGTGACGTTATTACCGCTGATCTGTTTAACAATGAATACGATCAACTTTTAGCTGCATTTGCATCTAGCTCAGGCCATACTCATGATGGTACTGCTGGTGAAGGTGGCCCTCTTGCTAATATGTTAGGTCATTCTATTACTTTTGGATCAGGCACTGCAGGCACTGATGTTGTTATTACCTTTGATGGGGAAACTAATGATGGTGTCTTTAAGTGGATGGAAGATGAAGATTACTTTGAGTTTTCTGATGACGTACTTATTGCTACAACAGAAAAACTACAGTTCCGTGATACTGCTATTTATATTAACTCATCTGTTGATGGTCAACTTGATCTCGTAGCTGACACTGAGATACAAATAGCAGCTACTACTATTGATATTAATGGCCTTGTTGATATATCAGGTAACTTATCTGTAGGTGGTAATTTAGATGTTACAGGTACTATAGACTTTAGTGACTCTAATATTACTAACGCTGGAACTATAGGTCTTGATAGTATTTTTGGTGATGATGACGCTAACACTAGTATTACATTTAGTGGATCAGATGTTATTACAATAGCTAATGCGGGTACAAATCAAGTTACATTTAATGACGGTAGTATTGCTCCTGTAACCGACTCAGATGTTGACTTAGGTACTGATAGTTTACGTTTTAAAGATGCATATATAGATAGTGCTACTGTAACAGGTAATGTTTTAGCTGGTGGTACAGTTGAGCCTGCAGGTGATACAGCCGCTGGTGATAACGCAGCTATAGGTTATACATCTGCTGAAGGTCTTATTCTTACTGGGCAGGGTAGTACTAACGACATTACTATTAAGAATGACGCTGATGCAGATGTAATAACAATAGCTACAGGCACAACAGTTGTAGGTATTCCCGGTAGTCTTGATATAGAAGGTGCTATAGATGTTAATGGTACAGCTAACTTAGATGTTGTAGACATTGATGGTGCAGTTGACATGGCTACTACTCTTGCGGTTGCAGGAAACGTAGACTTCAATGGTGACCTAGACGTAGACGGTACAACAAACCTAGACATTGTAGACATTGATGGTGCAGTTGACATGGCATCTACACTTGCTGTTGCAGGTGTAGTTACAGCTAATGCTGGTGTAGTTGTAGACAATATTACGATTGATGGCACAGAGATTGACCTATCCTCTGGTGATTTAACTATAGATGTTGCTGGTAACATAGAAATAAATGCAGACGGTGGTACAGTTACATTTAAAGATGGTGGCGCTACTTTAGGCACAGTTACTTCCGCTGGCTTTTCAGGTACATCTGCAGGTATTGTAGTTTCTGACAACAATGCAAATACAAATTTTCCTGTAGTCTTTCACGATGAGTCAAACGGTTTACTGGATGACACAGGTGCATTTTTATACAACCCAAGTACAGGAACCCTGACAGGTGCAGCATTAGACATCTCTGGCGACATAGACGTAGACGGTACAGCCAACCTAGACATTGTGGACGTAGACGGTGCAGCTAACTTTGCAGCCGATGTTACCTTTGCAGATGGCGCAGATATTATTACTGCTTCAGCAGGTACATCCAACTTTAGAGCAGGCGTAAACGCAGGTAACTCAATAACCTCTGGCGGCAACTACAACACCGCAGTGGGCGATGAGGCTGGCACTGCGATTACGACTGGCGATGATAACGTGGCTGTTGGCTACTCTGCGGGTGCGGCAGTCACAACTGGAACAGAGAACACCTTACTAGGTGGAAAATCTGGTGAAGCTTTAACCGTTGGATATATGAATATAGCTATTGGTCAAAGAGCATTACAATCTGATACTAAAGGAAACAAGACTGTTGCGATAGGTAAACAAACCTTAGCTACTCAAAACTTTACTACAGCCACAGATTCGCTTAACACAGCAGTAGGCCATAACGCAGGTTACGCAGTCACAACTGGCCAGTTCAACACCCTCATTGGCGGTCTATCTGGTGATGCACTTACAACTGGCGCTCAAAATGTAGCAATAGGTTATGCTGCATTAACCAGTGATGATCTTGGTAGTCATTCTGTTGCTGTTGGTCCTTCTGCCTTATTTTCTCAAAACTTTGCTACAGCTACAAATAGTTATAACACAGCAGTTGGATCAGCAGCAGGCGGTGCAGTCACAACAGGCGTATTCAACACCCTCATGGGTGCACTAGCAGGCGATGCGTTAACTGATGCTGATTATAATATTGCAATTGGTGGGAATGTTTTAGGCACAGATACGTTAGGTAGTAGGTCTACAGCTATAGGTCATGGGGCATTATTTGCTCAAAACTTCACTACAGCTACAGATACTTACAATACAGCAGTAGGTTATAATGCAGGTTCAGCAGTCACAACGGGCCTTGGAAACACCCTAACAGGTGGTCTTGCAGGTGATGCACTGACTGACGCTGACTACAACACAGTCTTT